CTAGGTGTTGCGGGTGTAGCGGATGTTTACCGCTTCCAGTTCCGGCATGTGGTTTTGCAGCCATCCCCAGTCTGACACTTTGTTGGTGCCTGTCTCGTAACGTTTGGCGATGCGGTGAAAACGTTTCAGATCATCGCCGGTCATGCCTGCGGCTATCAGTTCGCCCAGCCGCTGTTTCAGTGCCCAAGTAATCAAGTCGTGCATGGCCTGCGCCAGTTCTGCGGCGGTCGCATCCTTGCCGGGAATGTTGGGCAGCGGATCACAGTCTTTTTGCTTCACGGGCATGGTCACGCATTCCTTATTTCGGGCGGTTCATCATCGGGGATGCTGTTACAGGCAAAGGTGACACTCACCCCGAAGGCATCCCCGGCTTGCACCCGCTGCACAGCATAGAACCTCCCATCCAAGAGAATTAGCGCCAACCCATTGGGGGCTTCTGCGGTCAGCACGGTCAGAAGGTGATCGCCTTCATAGGTCTGGGCAGCGGTCAGGGTGGTTTCCCGGCTCATGTCCACATAGCCGAAGGTTTCCGACAGCCGGTCATACTGTAGCTCGCCCTCGGCGGTGAAGGTGGTGGAGCCACTGTCATGGGCGACACCATAGAGCACGGCTATCTTGTAGATCGGGTTGCGGGCTGCGGCACGCTTGGCCATGTCGAGGGGGGAAAGCTTAGTCATTTTCCCACCCTGCCATTTTCAGGGCCTTGCTGAGTTCTACACCTGCCCCTGTCAGGATACCGACAGCACGGGCACGGCCCGCCACGTCCGCGCTCATCATGTCGTCAGTGGTGAGACTGGTCAGGCCCAGCTTGGCGGTGAGTTCGGGCATACACTGACGGGCAAGGGGCTGGACGGTTTGCAGCACAAACAGGCGATAGGCTTCCCGCATGGCGCTGGCGTTGCCGTTCTCCGTCATGAGGGCAGGAGGAATGCCGCAGCCGGTCAACAGGCGAATGTGCAGATCGCGGCTGATTTCGGCAAAGTCGGTCTTCTGTAGATCGGCGCTCAAGTCCACCCGTCGCCATTCGCTTTGATGCCCGCCGGTCTGTTGCGCGTAGTCGGCTTTGGAGGTCAGCACAGCCAAGGCCCCGGATTGCAGGCCAGAGATTGCCTTGCCCTTCTGTTCTTCGGAGACGGCAGAGGGGAACGGCAGAATGCCTTTTCCTGCGTAGGTGGTGGCAGTCGAGAAGGTCGCTTCAATCTCTGACAGCAGCGTCGGGGTGAGGCCCATCATCTGCCAAGGGCTGCGGCCCTTCCAAGGCTGCACCGGGTCTGTGTTGATCTTGAGGTGGAGCACCTCCCCGGCCAGCGCCTTCACGGTTTCGGTGGTGTTCACGCGGGCAATGTGAAGGTGATAGCGTCCGTTGCCCAGTTCATCCCAGTAGGCCACGGGGTGCAGGTCGAGGGCAGAGCCATCGGCCCGAATGTGCCAGACGCTTTCGCCCTTCATGTTCAGATCACGGCCAATCTGTGCCAGCACGTCAGGGCGCAGCGTGTTGGTGTCATCGCTCAACATGGCGAAGGCGCTTTGCCAGTAATGCACGGCGGTGCCCACGGTAGCGGTCAGGGGAACGCCTGCATCGGTCAACACCTGCTTTCTGCGGTGCGTCATATAGTCGAGGGTCACGCCAAGGCTGGCACGCTGTTCGAGGTCGGGTTTGCGCTTGAAGGGCCAGAGGTTCATAGACGCACCTCCCCGGCCAACAGGGCACCCGCGCCAGAGCCATAGAGAACCGGCATGAGTTGTTCGCGGGTGAACCCGCTGTCACCGGCCTGTTGCGATTTGAATTCGCGGCGGCTTGGCCCCTGCATGAGCTGATACAAGGCGAGATTGTGCACGGCCTGTTTCACGGCTGCGGTGATGGTGGCACCGGGCACGTTGTCCGTATGGCCCAGCCGGTAGAGCGTGAAGGGTTCCAGTTCGATCAGCCCCGCGCTGGGGATGTAGGTTTCGGACCACGGCACCCATGCGCCTTGGGAATAGGCTTCGATGGTCAGGGCTTCGGGGAACGGGTAGCGCGGCCACGTCCAGACGGTGGGTTGCGACACCTTCACGATAACCGTTGCGCTGGTGGTGGTGCGGTAGGTCTTGCCAGTGAAGCTTTCCGCCTGTTGCCAAGCTGCGCCCAGCATGGTTTCTGCCTCGGCTTCGGTGCTGCCAGCCTCTAGCGCAACGTCTGAGGCCACGGGTTCGGCAGGGTCAGTGCCGAACGTGTAGGACGTTTCAAGCAGTTCTATCATGGTAGAAGCACCTTCCGTTGTGGCGCGTGCAAACGATTGCACGGCATCTTGCGCAGTTCCGCAGATGTTGCGGGATAGGCTGGCCGGGTCACTATCGACAGTTCATAGAGCACCAGTGCCGCAAGCTGACGGATCATAACGCCGGGATTGCCGGGTTCTGGTGTCAGCTTTTCAGCGTCGGGCACCACGTCTTTGGGCGGCACTCGAAAGCCGGGGCTGATACCCGTGGCCAAGCCTGCGGCAATCATGGCCAGAGCATCGGCCACGTGACTGACACGCTCTGCACCCTCGGGGATGGTGGCCCGGAAGGTCAGCGCCTTGTCGCTGTCTTGCAGTTCCAGAGAACCGCCGGAACGGCTGGCAAGCGGACGGTCGAAGCTGTGTCCGAACAGCAGGTTCACTTCGGCGTCGGGGTCGCTCAGCGTGAAGTCAAAAGCCCCCGGCAGGATTTCCTCTTTGCGAACTGTGCCCCGGTCGCTCAAGACAGCCCACGTGTTGTAGGGGAAGCTTCCGACAATCGCCGGTCGCTGCCCCTGTTGCCGCACCTCCAAACCGGATGCGGCCCAGACGGCGCGGCTCTCCATCACGCGGCCTTCTGCACGTTGGTGATTTGCTTGAAGTGCGTGGCCTGACGCTGCACCAGAATGTCCGTAAAGCTGAAAACAGTCAGGGCCACCTTGCCCGTCTTGCTTTCGCTGTAGGGGTCCACCAGCAGTTCCGGGCTGCCCCAAGTCGGCACCCAAGCGTGCTGGTCAGGCTTGCCCACATACAGGCTGGCAGAGTCAGGCGAACCGGCTGTCACTTCCGAAACCTGCGACGAAAACACCATGTTCGGCACGACTTTGCGGGCTTGTTCCAGTTGGGTCAGGATGTCGCCAAAGGTCGCTTTCAGCAGATCGGCCATCATGAAGGGCACGCCTGCGATGCTGATACCGCCCATGTCGTTGGCCTTGGAGGACACCATGAGGTCGGTCGCCCAATCCACCACGTCAGCATAGGTGATGACAGCGGCATGGCTTTCGCCGGTCAGCAAGGTGTCGAGGCCAGACGGTTGGTTGTCTGCCCCGGTGCCCCGGAAGCAAGCAAGGTCCAGTGCCTCGCGCAGCACCTCCGACAGATCGCGGCGCAGCATGGTTTCCAGCACGGCATTTTGCCGGATCGCCTGACGGCTCAGCAGATAGCGCGCGGTCAGCGTTTTGATTGTGGGGCTGGTCACGCTGGTGGTGATCGCGGCTGCGTCAGCGCCTTCACCTTCGGCCACCCAAGAGGCAGAAGCACCGCCGGTCAGTTCCGGGAAACGCGGCTGGCCCGTCACAGCGATGGTGCGGAAACCGAACCGGGCGGCTGCACTGTCTTCGAAAACACGTTCCAGCGCCTTCATGGTCGGGCGCGTGGCCAGATCGCCGCTGGACGCATCGGGGGCGGAAATGGTGGCATCGGCGCGGGTTTCCAGCAAGGCTTCCCACGGGAACCGGACACCCTTGGCGGCAGCGCCGTGGCGTTCTTCGAGTTCTTGGCTCACCTCGGCTTCGCGGCCCGAAAGCGGCTTCTGCCCTTCGAGGCTTTCGACCAGTGCGGCGATGTTGAATGCGCGGCATTCCCGGTCGAAGTCGCTGGTGGCTTTGTCCGGTTCTTTGATCTTGTCGCGCTCTGCCTGTTCCAGCAGGATTGCGGCCCGCAGTTCGACTTCTGCCCCCTCATAGGCATCGGTGAGGCTGCGCAATTCGGTGCGGCCTTCGTCGGAGATTTCATCGGCCTTCTGGATGGAGGCCATTTTCTCGCGGCGCTTGCTCTGCGCCAGTTGGATTTCTTGACTTTTCAGCATGGTAGCGCCCTTTTCAGTCTTCTAGGAGATGGTCAATGATCGCGCTCAAAGCACGGTCGGCGAATACCGGCGCGGCCTCTCGGGCGCTCCGAACCGCACCTAGCCGCGCTGGCACGGTGACGGATTTCTTGAGGGCATAGAGCGGCACAAGACGGCCACCCTTGCGCTGGAAGATAAGAAGGTTGCCCTTGCGGGATTTGGCCATGAAGGTGTTGGGCCAGTCTCTGGCACGCGCCTTCTTGGGCGTTCCGTTCGCATTCAACGCGGCTGGCAATGGGACGGTGACATACTGGCCTGAGGTCGGTTTGATCCTGCCCCCGTCTTCATGCACAGCCCGGTCAGCGCGAAGCTTCACCCGTCCAGTCACCCGGCCCAGCGTCTTCACGTCCTTCACTCGGGCAGCACGACGCAGAGCGGCAACAAGCTTGCCAGAGCGGCGGGCCAGCGTGGTGGAAGTCGTGATGCTGCCACCATGACGGGCGGCGATTTCGGCCATTTGCTCTTGCAGAAACCGGCGCATTTCGCGGCTGACGGGGATGCCCAATTCGTCCTGGGCTTCGCGGAAACGGTCTGCCAGCATGTCGAGGCCGGTCTTGGCGTTGGTGGTCCGTCCGTTCTGATGAAGCTGGATGCTGAACGGGCTGGTCACGACGCACCCCCGTTCAGCAATGCAGACAGATAGGCACCCCTGCCAGTAACTTTGGCACGGCGCACGGCGGTTCGGTCTTTGCGGGTGCGGCCTTCCCAGCGTTCGGCGTTGGTTTTCTTTGAGTGGCACCCGGCGCAAAGCCATTGCAGGTTGGCGAGGTCGAAAGGGTCGATACCCTGTTCCTCGCAGCGGCGGCGCGGCACGATGTGATCGGCTTGGCCATGAAGGCCCACGAACCTGCCACAAGTCTCACAACGGAAGGCGGCACGTTCTGCCACGCCATGCCGCACCCTTGCCCAGCGGGCGGTGTCGATTGTCGATCTGTCTTGTTTCCGGGTCATAGAACCGTCACCTCAATTTCGGCCTGCGGGCGGTCGTGGTCGGTGATGAAGGCGGAACAGGCGAGACAGAGGGCCTGCGCCACGTCGATGCGGGCGTTGCGGTGGCTCTTGTCGAGTTGCATCGCACCCGTGGTCGAAACCTTCACGTCAGCTTCGGTTAGGCCAGCTTCAAGCAAGAGGTTGCGGCGCAGCTTGGCCTTGCCTGACAGGAACAGGCGGCGGGTTGCCCGAATGTCATTGTCGCCGTCTTTCGGGCCGGTGCCTCGGGTGACAATCGGCCAATCAATCTGTGCCCGAGCCATCGCCGTCCGAAACTCAGCATCCCGGTAACGGTCTGCGGAAATGCTCAAGACGGGATGGTTCCCGACTTCATCACGCAGACGGGCCAAAAACTCCGCCAGATCGGTGACAGCGCCTGAGGTTTCAAACAATTCCCCGCGCTCAGCAGCGGTCACGTAAGCGCTTCCGATGCCATCCCTTTTGCCACGGGCGGCGAGGTCCAGACCTTCACTCGGGAATGCACCAAGGCACCGGAGCACGCCACTTTCCCGATACAGGATCACGGCGGCGGTCATGGCGGCGCTGCCACCAAGGTCCAAACCGATGAAGCACGGCTCGCCTTCAATAGGCGTGGCGTTCTCATCGTAAGCTTTTGAAAACGTGTCGTATTCCAGCAGCAATTGCCGGGAAGGGCTTAGCGGCATATTGAGATGCCACACCCGAAATTCTGTAAGAGAACCAGAGGCTTGCGCCTTGTCGAAGGCGTCTTGCATGAAGCGGCGTGACTTCGAAATGCCTAGACCGGGATTTGCCTGTTCCCAGATTGCCGGGTCTGCGGCATTGGCATTTTTATCTACGCCATGCAGATGCACGCTGGTGCGAGGGTCAGGCTGGTTCAAGATTTCGTTGTAATCGCCGCTGTCGCCACGGGTGCCCGTCAGGATCGCGCGGCCATCTTTCGAGGCCAGAGCATCGGTGATGTTGGTCAGCGTTTCGTTGCTCTTGGACAGCAGGCCCGCTTCATCGACAAGTGCAAGGTCGAGGTCGAGACCATGCCCCGCAGACCGGGCACCTGAAAGACAGGTCAGCAGGCCGCGCCCTTCCTTGTGGCGGAAGGTGGGCGGCGGTGTCTTCGAAAAGGACCACTCAGAGCGGCGTCCGATGCGGTCGTACAGTTCCAAGATTTGGCTTGGCAGAATTTCAGAATGACGGCTGGTTGGGCTGGTCACGGCCACCTGAAAATAGGGCGCGTGGCATGGTGAAGCTGGATCGAGATACCCGGCCACCAGCAGGCTCAACAGGAGGCTTTTTCCGTTTTTTCTGCCGCAGGAGAAGGCCACGGTTCTGAAGAGCGGCCCGCCCGCCGGATCATCTGCGAAGTGATCGGCCAGCACGTCGATTTGAAACGGGAGCAGTTCGAGCGGTTGGCCCCGGTTCGTCACATGCGTGTCGGCAGCCCATTCGCAGAACAGGTCGATCTTGCTTGTGGGCTTGACCACGGTCTTGGGTTTTTTGAAACGGAGCGTTTGGGCCATGCGATTGGCCTAAGCTCGCATGAGTCCAGTTGTAAAACAAAATAAGTCCAAATTGCCTGCGCTGGTGCAGCAGGGTTGCCAAACCGAAGCCTCACCTTGGCTGTTGGAGGTATTCCACGAAGTCTTCGGTCAGTTCAAACTTAGGAGTGTGCGACTTGGTAGTTACATCGACCAATGCGCCGTAGTTCTCCATCACCTTCAGCTTGGAAACGAGATGTTCGTATTTGTCGGTGTAGTAGATCAACGTCGGGTTGTCGGGATCGCCGTTGAAGGCTGCTTTGCTCGACATAGCGACGCAGGTTCGAGAAAAGGGAAGATCAGCAATATCCTTCCGCATCTCGGCAGTAAGGTCGGGCATCTTCTCTTCCAACTTGTCGAAGCTTCTTGAGACCACGATAGCGAAGCCGCGTATTCCCAAATAGGCACGCATCTCGGCAAGTGTCTTCCACTCACGCAGCAAGTCAGTTGAGTAGCTGGGCACGTCAACGTCGATCAGGCGGCTGCATGTCTGACAGAGCCAGATACCGTTTTCGGGCGCGCTCCGTTCTTCGGGCGTCATGATGGGGTCATATCTTGGCCCACCTTCTGACGCGGCCGCTATGTGGGCTGCTACTCCGATGCTGGCAGAACCTTGGTCTCCGTCCGGCCCCATCGTTGGCCTAAGACATGTCGGGTTGGCGCATCTGTATCCAGACCGCTGGGCAATCTGGCGTTTTACCGGTTCTCTAAAATCGTCTCTGGTACTCATGACGCCAGTTAGCCCCACCTGAGACTTGGCGGCAAGGGCACAAACTGCCAACCCCCAGCCCCTCCGATTGCTGCTGTGGGTTCCCCCCCGGCCAGCAGGGTTCCCTATGGGGTTGTCTCTCTGGATGGATGGATGCTCTGGCAGGTCTGCGGTCGGACTTGCCCGGATCGCTCGGCCAGTGGCCCGCACAGTCGAGGGCTTGGCGTCATCGCTTGATCCGGGCGTGTCCACGGCAGTGGAAGTCTGACCCTGCGCGGTCAGGAGCAACGGTATATTAATACCTCACGGGAATGACTGGCGCAACGCTCTTGATGGGTGGTCGGTGTCTTTTTGTTGCCAGCCGCAGAGAGGCCCGCACAGAGGCGTCAGGGTGATTTGGCGAGGTCGGGCCACGTGAGAGCGAGACGGCCACGTGGCGACTCTGTACGGCGCTGTATGCTGTAGCCGTGGGGCGTTGATCGGGGTGCATGTTGTAACGGGCGCAGCATGTGGCGGAAGTGGGGGCTGGCGCGTGCAACTAGTTGCATGGGGCGGGCACGCGGTGTCGGGCTGGCTAGGCTGGCGGTGGGCTGGCTTCGCGCGGGGAAAGGGGGCTATGGGGGTTTGGGGGGCTTCCCGAAGGGGAGCCTATCTTTCTTCCGAAGGCAAAGCCGAAGGTCTCCCGCGTTGTCCGGCTTGCCGGGAACGCAGTAGTCTGATTTGAAGTCTAAGACTTGAAGTGAAGTGAAGTCAGAATGAACCGTAGACGGTTCCCGCAAGGAACCGTAGACAGTTCCCCCCTAGGAACCGTAGACAGTTCATTGCAGGAACCGTAGACAGTTCCTAGGCCACCACTTTCAGGCCCGGTTTCGAGGCTGATTTTGCCGGTGATGCCCCCAGCGCAGAGGCCACCGGCTTGCGAGCGTGAGCGTGCAATCCGGTCTGAGATGGGCAGAGCCTGCGCCCGCTGCCATCGTCGGATTTGTGCCATTTTCGGATCAGCGCCTGCGTTTCGGGTTCGGCCATCCAAGCGGGGAACAGCTTCTGCCAGTCTCCCTTGGGCAGGTTGTCGCCCAGATCAATCACGTTCTGGCGTTCTTGGGTGCTGAGGCTGTCGAGGTCTTGAAGCAGCCATTCCACGGCCAGAGGCAGGGCTTGCAGGCACTGGGTCACGGCAAAAGCTTGGTCGGTCAGGCGGTAGCTGTTTGGCTCCGACAAACTGGCCTGCGCCACGTGGACGATGCCCCAGCGCTTGAGGTCCTGCATCGTGTTTCGAAGCGACTTCACGGGCATTGCGGCTTGCTCGGCCAAGGTGTCGAGAGCGTCCCACGTATACAGGTACGGGCCGAACGCGGGATGATCCTTACGCTTCTGTCGGCGGGTGGCCCGGAAAAGGCGATGATGCAGCACGTCGAGCACATGGACATGCCCCCAGCGGCTGCGCCCTTCCTTCGACTTCGGTACTAGCGCGGACAGGATTAGCCCGCGCGTGATGCCGTCGCCCATGCGGGCGAAGTCATAGGGCTTGCCCAGCCTATCACGTGGCCAGTTGGGTTCCGTCCAGAGCGTGTTGGCGGGTTTGATTGTCGAAAGGTCCATGTCACCCCCCGACCACGTTGGCGTCGATGTACGCCTTCACGTCCTCATAGCGATAGCGGACGCTCCGGTGGCCAAGTCGGGTGTATGGGATTTTGGGCGGAGTGCCGTTGGCTCGGCTTTCGTGCCGGTCAAGGTCAAGGAAGCGTTTGCTAACGCCCATGATTTCGGCGGCTTCTGCGCTGGTCAGAAGGTGACGGGTGGTCTTCTTGAGTTTCAGTGACATTTCATGATCCACGGATTGCGGGCACAGGTTGTGCCGGGGTTGGGGTTCGCTGCGCCAGTGCCTAAGCCTCATTCCCAAGCCCGCAGGCTTTGGTTTCCGGCGCGCGGCGTTCCCTCCGTGGATCAAGCGCACGCAAACAATGGCCATTGCGGCCTAAAAGGTCAAGAAGTTATCTTTGCGATTCTCTTTTCGTCAATGTAATCAGAGATTTGCTGGACGGAGTTGCGAAGAGTTTCCGGGTCGGAAAGCACCTGATAGCCCGCTGTAACGTCATTGCCGGTGGCATGGTTCAGCAGCCGTTTCACCTTGCTTTGCTGCACGTCGAGCACGGTTGCCACAACTGCGAATGACCGGCGCATGTCGTGAAAACCCACATCCCATCCCAGAGCCTCACGGAAGCGCGTCAGGGTCTTGCGAGGATCACGCAGGGGGGTGCTGCCCCAGACATACGGAAGGCCCTCTGTGCGCCCTCTCAGGCGCTCAAACAGGGCATGGGTTTGGTTGCTCATGGGCAGCACCAGTTCTTGCCCGTTCTTGGCGCGTTCGGCTGGAATGACGAAGGTGCCGCGCTTCATGTCCACATCTTCCCAGCGCATGTTTGCGGCCTCAGCCTGACGCAGGCCGGTGCGGGCCAGCAGTTCCATGAATGCCCGGAAGTTTTCGCCTGCGTCCCGGTGCCGGTTCGAGTTGGTTTCGAGACTGTCGAGGGCAGCGAAGAACGCTGCCCAGTCGTGCACGTAGGTGGATTTGCGCTTGGCCTTCGGCAAGATTTTTTTGCGGCTCACAATGTCGGCGGGACATTCCGCAATGAGCGTGTTCCCTGCCCCGTCCGTCAGATCGGCCCGTGCCCAGTTCCAGCATGACTTGAAGGTGCGGGTGGCGAGCGCAGCACCGGCAGGCGTGCGGTCAAGGATTTGCATGTATCGCTTCTGATAGGTTGCCGGGGTGATCTGGCGCAGTTGGGTATCGTACCAGTCGCCAAACTCACGGCGCATAGTCGAGGAATAGCTCTCCGCTGTGCTGGGGCGCAGGTTCCGTTCCGACAGCCATCCTTCTACGGCCTGCCCCAGCGTCATCAGCTTGGCACGCTCAAGGCGCTTCTCTGCGTTGCGGTCTACATCGTTCGCCATTTCGGCCAGCGCCTTCTTGGCCAGCCTGCGGGCATCGTTCAGGGTCAGCTTTTCCGTGCGACCGATGGAAACGCGGCGGGTTTTTCCCCGCACCCGGCTTTGCGCGATGTAGGTTTTCGACTTGGTTCCGACGCGCAGTCCAAACCCCGGCAAGGCTTCATCAAAGAACACGGTCTGACCGCTTTCGGCAAAGGGCAGATCGCGCACAAGCTGGGCTGAAAACTTTTTAGTAAGCATTTAGTAAGCACCCTCCATGGCGTTTCATGACAAAACTAGGGGCTACAAGAATCAAAAAAAAGAGCGCTATGCCCTTATTTTTATGGCGTTTATGAAGCTATGAGATGCTTTGTGGTCTTAGACGAAAAACCGGCTTTCCTAGACTGTTAATCAATTGGTCGTAGGTTCGATCCCTACCGCCGGAGCCATATCGTCCTGCTTTTTTTGCAAAACAGGACGATAGGCTAAAAATGCCAAGGCCATTCCTCACAACGTCACCCACAGGCGGCGGGGTAATTCGGGTGCTGACCTTGCCTTTGCGACCCCGACTTGATGACCTGCATCCGCATGAAAAGCGCGGCTGAGATAATGGGTTCAAGGAGACCGTCGTGCCACTTTCCGGAGCGCCGTATTTGGTTCTGGCCGGTTTAGAACGCTTTATTGAGAATGATCTCAACACCGCAAAGGCTCAATGGGCGACCGCTATGGTTTCGGAGACCCCGGCGGTGCATCGCTTTGCGCAATGAATGCTTCGAGTACTAGCCCGAGGCGTAAAGATCGAGCATCTCGCGGATCAGCGGCGCCTTGAGAGAATCCGAGGATCTTGGGCCGCCCCTAGCCACGGTCGAGACAGCCGATTTGCGCTCGGAACGGATATAGGCCCTGCCTGAGGCGCCCGGTCAGGCACTTGATCGTTTCTTCGCGCAGGTTGCTGATTTAGTCTGCTGTGATAACGGCTTGGATGTCGGCGGTCGGCCGCCCGCCGTGCGAGTTGAAGTCGAGGCTTGGGGTTCTCGACCACCTGTCCATCGAGCACGTAGGTCGTTGCCCCGATCGCCAACAAGCTTGGCGCCTTCATCTCGCACCCGGTGGTGCGCCTAGCGATCTGCGGACCACAATAACCCTTGCGCCTGCGCCAGGTGATGGACGAGTAGCGCGTGCTCATCGCCAACCTCGCCAAGTACCGCCTCAGCGTCATCCGGGCAAGGTAGCCACAGCACAAGTATCGCCCGCGGTCTTCAACTCAGTCATTTGCAACGTCGGTACGCTGACCAGCCTCCGCATCGGCGCCAGCGATGCCACGACCTTTGCCGCATTACTCGGCGGCGTGGATTCCCGCGATCTGGTTGACATGCCAAACTATCGCGCCTTCGTGATCATGCTGGCAGAGGGCACCTGGCCCTGGTGGCCGGAGACGGTGTCGCCAGTTCCTGTGGATATAGTAGAGTCCGGGGATAACTCCAAAAATATATGAAACCATGTTTTGGCTACATCCGCGTCAGCACCTTGAAGCAGGGCGAAAGGGTCTCGTTCGACGCGCAAAAAGAGGCCATTCTGGTGTTTGCTCAGCGTCGTTCCCTGACGGTCACCAGATGGTACGAAGAAAAACAGACCGCGGCAAAGGGTGGCCGATCCGTCTCCAATTCGATGCTGACCCAGGTGAGGCGCGGACATGCCCAAGGCGTCATCATTCACAAGATTGACCACTCCGCCCGAAATCTTCGCGACTGGACGAAGTCCAGCGAATTGCTCGACATCGGGATCAATGTCTTCATCGACACAGAGAGGCCACCACCGAGTTGCACGGCCTCATCGATGCTGTGGCGGCGTGATCGTTACGCGCGGCACACCCCACCCGGACGATTGTTCCTTGACGATGACTGGCTTGCCCCTTCCGGGCGAGCCTTTTCTTGTTCGGGTGACACGAGTGCAACCGGGCCGTGCCGGGTCTGGCACCGAGGCGGGAGAATTGCGAAAATACCTCTACCAGGATTTGAGAACGGGTTTTGCCGGATACGGCGCCTGAGACCGTGA